TGCACTCGCGACCGTCACCCCCAGTGACCCAGGCGAGAGGTTGAACGTCCTGCTCAGGGCCTGGGTCGTCCCGGCAATCACAGCCGTGTCGAATCCGAAAAGGAGGCCACCCAAGGCTGCGACTACGGTACTCTTCATCAGATATGAGCTTAGCTTCATGATGCCCCCAAGAATGGAATACCATCGCATGCGCACTGGTCCAAGAGCCAAACTGTGCCGCCTCCCCCGCCCGGGCGGGGGAGCTTCCTTCAACTCTTCCCAGTTCTTCACTCATGGCCCACTCCTTTTCAAAACCGCACAGTCTAGCGCGGGTTGAGGGGTGAACCAGGGCAAAAACTATAACTTAGACATTCTCAACCACTGGTCTCATTTTCGCTGAAGTCGGACAATCCGGAAAGGGCTCCTGCGGGACTTTGAGGATCATGTCGAAGATGAATTCAAAGCCTTTCAAGCTGGCCCAACCGAGACCAAAAGCGACGAAGCACCATCGCCACGCTCGAGCGGAAACCCGACGAGCGCGGAGGTTCCTGCGACGGGAATCTGCCGTCGACTTAGGCCAACCCCTCCCTCCCAGCCACTGCCAGCATAGCCAAAGATAGATCGCCATCACGCCGACCGACCATGGAATTGCAGGAAAGAGCCTGAAATTGACCCCTGCGAGAATCGACCAGGGAAGTGCAAGCAGATTGATCAAAATTCCAATGACGATAGCATGGACAATCATCGGAAGGCGTTGCCAGGAGGCAAGCATAAAGTCCCCCTTTCACTACAGTAAGGGCTCTCGCCAATGTTCACCCCTATACGCCTCGGCTGCAGACCCGTCAAGGCCGAAATCCCGGTCAACAATTTCCCACCCTGGTGCGCGATGGCCAACAAAAGCGAGTATGGTCGCTCGTACCTGATCGACCAACCGGAAGTCTTCGCCAGTCGCTTCAAACTACACGAGAACGAGTAGCACCATCTGTTAGGCAGCGTCGCGCGCGGGCATCGCTGCCAGCAGCCGGCGCGCGAGATCGTCGGGCCAGCGATCGGTACCATTGGTCGTCGAGCCATGCCCCTCGGTGATCGAATCACCGAGCGCGACGATGGCTGCGGTGCCGGGCGGCACGCTCACATCCACACCCTCAATGTTAAACCGGAGGTCGAATCCCATAGCGCCTCCCAGGCCCGCGTCGGCCACATAATCGCCGTGTACAAGGTAGGAGGTCGCGCGCGAACCTGGATGGCTGGTCTCTCCGGCAGGCGGCTGGTCAACATGGAAGGTGATAGCGAGATCCGTTTGTACTTTCCGTCGGCTCTTGGGATGCCTAAGGCGGGCACACAGGGCGCACACACGTACGGCGGAGTTCGAGATTTATGAGGGATTTAAGAGCGTGCTACTGATCGTAGTCTCAGTGGCCGTGCTTCGGTCCGCCGCGCCTGTCTTGGCAATGCGGAATGCCGGTGGGTCGAGCAGCAGACTTCCTGATTGCTCGGTTGTATTAGGCTTCGATCGTTAGTAGTCAACGGTCAAGAAAATTATCGAAGTTGCAGGCTCGTAGGGTTATTTCGTAGCGAAACCTAGCTGTTGACGTTGCTTGACCCAATCGCTCGGCAGGTCCGATAGCAGGCCATGAAGTGTAATACTGTGGGGCTGCTGACCTTCCAGGATGGCGTCCACAATATCTGGGGCAAGGAAGGCGCAACGAAGAATGCGGCGAACATATCGCTCGTCAAGACCGGTCGCGTGTGCAATCGACCGGCAGCCAGTCAGTTGCCCTCCAACAACCCGTTCGTGCCAATCGTGCGCACGCACCACTGCTTTAATCAGAGAGCGCAAGGGGCGGACGGGAATCTCTCCACCCGAGTTGGCAGGAAGTAGCAGTCGCACTTCTCCGCCGCAGCGCGCTAGGCGTGCCTTCAATCTCATGGTCAGCAGGTCATTACCCCCGTGTGCCTTGTTGGGCGTGGAAGATCCGCCGCTTCCGAGTAGTGCGCTCCGCAGAGCTTGCTTATCGAGAAGCACATCGACGATTGCCGCGTGGACGACAATGCGGGAAACAAGGCTACGGATAAACGTTCTTGTTTCGGCGGGTGCCGCAGAGCCTAAATGCTCGGACCATTGTCGTGCCACCGCAAGGGCGGCCTGAGTAGCGGCCACGTTGCTTCCTTGCAGAGACAGCGCATCGATCACCTCGTGGGATGATCCTAGCAACACCCGTAGCCTCGAGCAGACCAACCTCTCAATCTCCCCCGCAGGGATTCGGACGGGACCTCGGTGACAACGGCCAGGATTCTTGATCGCAGCTTGGGAGACGTAGTATCGGTACCTTTTGCCATTCTTGACTGCATGGGCAGGTGTGAACCGGTTGCCCTGGTCGTCGTAAATGAGACCTACTAGCAAGCTTGGCATAGCCGCCCGCGAACGGTTCTTGTGGGCGTGGTCATTAGTTCGCAGCCGTGCCTGCACCTGCTCCCAAAGCTCACGCGGCACGATCGCTGCATGTTCGCCGGGGTAGACCTGCCCCTTGTGCTCGATTTCCCCCAGGTAGATCCGGTTTCGGAGGATGTTGTACAGTGCACCGCGAGAATGGACGGTGCGACCCGTCTTGTGCCCTGCTTGGCTGAGCCGTTCTTTGCTCCTTACGCCGTTGCGTTCCAGGTACGTCTTCAGCTTGGATACGCAACCAAGATTCATGTATTGACGGTAGATCTTGCGTACCGCTTCTGCTTCTCTGGCGTTGACCACGAGTTTCCGGTCTTTTGCGTCATAGCCGAGCGGCACGTTCCCTCCCATCCACATGCCCTTGCGTTTCGAGGCGGCGATCTTGTCGCGGATGCGTTCGCCGGTGACCTCGCGCTCGAACTGAGCAAAAGAGAGCAGCACATTCAAAGTCAGCCGTCCCATGGAGGTTGTGGTGTTGAATTGTTGCGTGACGGAGACGAAGCTGACTTGGTGCGCGTCGAAAATGTCAATGATCTTCGCAAAGTCCGTGAGCAAGCGGGTGAGCCGGTCAACTTTGTAAACAACGACAGCGTCGATCTTCTCCGCCTGGACATCTTCGATTAGACGCTCAAGGGCCGGGCGGTTCATGGTGGCGCCGGAATATCCGCCGTCATCATAAACAGTGTGGAGGGCACGCCACCCCTCGTGCTTCTGACTGGCGATGAATGCCCGACAGGCTTCCCGTTGGGCGTCGAGTGAGTTAAATGCCTGCTCCAGTCCTTCTTCGGAGGACTTACGGGTATAGATCGCACAGCGCACGAGCGGTTTAGCTTCGTCGCGCATTCAGATCCTCCCTGGCGTGTTTACCGCGTAGGCCGAAGAAGAGCGGTCCAGACCATCGTGTTCCGGTGATTAGGCGGGCGATTTGCGAGAGGCTGGGATAGCCCTTCCCGGCGTACTCGTAGCCGTTCTCAAGGACGGTAACGCAATGGGACTGGCCGCGCCAGTCGCGGATCAGCCGAGTTCCTGGCTTGATCCGCACCACACCTGATAGTTCGATTCTTGGGTTTGCCTCAAGTTTACGGGCGAGCTCATGAAGGCGCTTTCGCGTCTCGGCGCTCAGCCCTCCATACGCCTGTTCCTGAATCCGGTAGGCGAGTATCTGAACAAGCAGTCCGCTACGCATTTGAGGAGGTGCCTTGCGCTTGTAAAGCTGCCTCCAGACAGCCATTAGTTCCCTCCTCTTCATTGTCGGGAGGGCTGCAAGGCGATCTGTGAAGTCTGCGGACATCAGAACCAAGGCCTGCTACAATGCACCCTCTGTTTCCACGAACAGTCAAGAAGAAAGATAGGGAGGTGTCTGTGCGGAGCGAAAGCGGAACCGCATCACAAGTCGCCGGCCAAGCGCGCCCAAAGGAGGCTGAAGAGAAGCGAAGACGTCTGGTTTTGGATTACATCCTGGCTGAAATCGGCGCCACGCGAAGGATTTACTATCTTCGTGAAGCGACGTTTGGGCTTGAACAGATCGAGCAAGAACCCGTAGCAAAACCAGCCCTGGAAAGAATAATCAGGGATACCCTGGCTCGGCATGGCACGGAGATTTACTCGAAGATGGATCCTATGTTCGACAAGATCTGTGATATCCGTTGTGGTAAACGGCTTGACGAACCATCGTTCGACGCCAGGGGGCGGATTCCGCCCGTTCGCGCTGCAAAGGTGCTGCGGTTGCTGTTGGAAAGAGCGCTACAGACCATCGTTCAATTACCAAAAAAAGACGCACCATTGAAAGATGGCAAACGAGACCTGAAACGGCTAGCCTCGCATTGCGAGAAATTGGCCAAAGAAATGGACCGCGTCTTTAAGAGAGGAGTGGTTTGCCACCACGCGATGGTTTATTTCTGTGAAGGCCATAGTCCGGGGCTCGAGCAATTCTACCGGCAGGCTAAAGAGCTGAAACGGATTGCAGAAACAATTCGTGCGATTCTCGCAAAGGCACGCTCGAAGAAGCAGAAAATGGATAGCCCACACCCGCAGGTGAGATTGGCCCTTTCTCTCATCGCCTGGTTTAAAGAATCTACCGGGAAGATGCAATACGCGCCTTTCAAGGCATTGTTAGACGGGGCGTATGCTGCAAAGGGGATGGATCCCCCGCCATGGGTGGACCGACTTGAAATTGAAATGACTCGTGATAGGGCGCGCAGGAAAGCCTTCGCCAAGTCGATAACCGTCCAATCCCCGTTTCCCATCCCTCCCCGATCATTACAAAACCCCGATTGAAAACATCTCCATTTCTGTAATTCCCAAGTAGGCCGTGAAAGGGTTAACGTCGAGGTGAGCCGGTTGGACTGTAAGTCACCGGCGCAAGGAGGACCGCATATGGTTCAGGTCACAGCGAAAGGGCCCGCAACAGAACACAGGAACAGCGGTGATCATCCGCTTTCGATCATCTACCGAAATGTAAGCACCCTACAGTTCGATCCGAACAATCCACGACAGCACGGCCCGAGGCAAATTCGCCAGATCGCGCGCAGCATTGAAGCCTTCGGCTTCAACGTTCCGGTCTTGATCAATGCGGAGCAACAAGTGATTGCCGGTCATGGTCGCCTGCTAGCCGCCCAGTTGTTGGGCATGACGCAGGTCCCAACGATCACGCTCGAGCATCTGACCGAGGACCAGGTCCGCGCTTTCATGATCGCCGACAATCGGTTGACTGAAAACTCCGCATGGAATGAGGAGTTATTGGCCGAACAACTTAAAGCACTTTCAATTGTTGCCCTCGATTTCAGCATTGAGGCAACTGGCTTTGAGATGGGCGAAATCGACGTCATGATCGAAGGCCTCATGCCAGCCGGCCGCAGCGCAGACGACCCGGCCGATGCAATCCCTGACTCCCAAGCCAAGCCTCAGGTTACTCGGTCTGGAGACCTCTGGATTCTCGACCGCCACCGGGTCTATTGCGGGGACGCGAGGAATGATTCCAATTACTCCATACTCATGCAAGGTCGGCGCGCAGCGATGGTGTTCACAGACCCGCCTTACAATGACCCCATCGATGGCTACGTGACGGGATTCGGGAAACTCCATCACCCGGAATTTGCTCTGGCTTCGGGTGAGATGAGCCAGGCCGAGTTCACTGATTTCCTGACCAAGATCTTGGCGCAGCTGGCCCGCCACAGCGCTGATGGGGCATTGCATTTTGTCTGCATGGACTGGCGCCATCTGCAAGAGCTGATGTCGGCCGTCCGGGCAGTCCGAATGGAGTTCAAAAATCTCTGCGTCTGGGTGAAGGAGAACGCTGGGCAGGGCTCGCTCTACCGAAGCCAGCATGAGCTGGTTTTCGTCTTCAAGAGTGGCAAGAAACCGCACCGCAACAACATCCAGCTCGGCCAGTACGGCCGTTACCGCACGAATGTATGGCAATACAGGCGGGTGAACTCCTTATCCCGAAATACCGAGGAGGGAAACCTCTCCAATCTTCATCCCACCATCAAGCCAGTTCAGTTGGTCGCCGACGCCATTTTGGATTGCACAGCACGCCGGGACGTGGTGCTCGATCCGTTCCTGGGAAGTGGTACCACGGTGATCGCTGCCGAGCGGACCGGCCGTACTTGTTACGGCGTGGAACTCGACCCGCGCTATGTCGACACCATCGTACGGCGTTGGCAGGCCTTTACCGGTGGTAGCGCCGTGCAGGAATCCACCTCTCGAATATTCAACGACATCGAACAGGAGCACCATGGACAACCCAAGTAAGCTGGATCAGGTTAAATCAACGAGTGTGGGCTATGGCCATCCGCCTGAGCGCACGCGTTTCAAGGCAGGGCAGTCGGGGAATCCGCGTGGCCGTCCCAAGGGCACACTCAACATGGCCACGGTCCTCGAGCGGACACTGCGAGAGAGGGTCGTGATTAATGAGAATGGCAGACGCAAGACAATCACCAAGCTCGAAGCCGCGATTAAGCAGCTGACCAATAAAGCGGCCTCAGGAGAACTGAAAGCCCTCCAACTATTGGCTGCCTTGGTCCGTTCCGCAGAAGAGCGTGCAATGAAGATGGAGGCTCCGACGGCTCCCCTCGGGGAAGCTGACGAGAAGGTTTTCCTCGGAGTTCTGAAACGTCTGGAAACAGTTAGCGAAGGAGGGCAAGGAGATGCGAATGAACCTGACACAAAGTGATTTTCAAACCCTCATGCGTCGGGACTTGTATGCGTTCACCGAGCGCTGCTTTTATGAGCTGAACCCAACCACGGAATTTCTTCCGAACTGGCACATCGAGGTGGGCGTGTCGGTCCTGGAAGCCTGTCGATCCGGAGAGATCACTCGCCTCATTATCAATCAGCCTCCCCGGTCCCTCAAGTCGCACTGCGCCTCGGTCGCTTTCCCTGCCTACCTGCTGGGCCATGACCCGACTGCCCAAATCATATGCGCGAGCTATGGCCAGGAGCTGGCCAACAAACATGCCTTGGACTGCCGAACAGTCATGGCCAGTGCCTGGTATCAAGCTCTCTTCCCTCAGACGCGGCTGTCACCCGAGCGCCAGGCGGTCGAGGAGTTCATGACAACGCGGCAGGGATTTCGCCTGTCGACGTCCGTCGGCGGCGTGCTTACAGGCCGGGGCGCGGACTTCATCATCATAGATGATCCGCTGAAACCCGAGGAGGCTCTTTCCGACACCCGGCGGAGGGCGGCCAACGACTGGTTCGACCACACGCTGTATAGTCGGCTAAACGACAAAAGAACGGGGTGCATCATTCTGATCATGCAGCGGCTACACGAGGACGATCTTGTGGGCCACGTCCTCGGCACGGAACCCTGGAAGGTGGTCCGCTTCCCAGCGATTGCCGAGGAAGATGAGACCTATGTGATTCAAACACCCTATGGAGCCCGACGATTTGGGCGTCGTGCTGGCGAAGCTCTCCACCCGGCCCGCGAGCCGCTGGAGGTCCTCCATCGGATTCGGGAAACCCAAGGGGAATACAACTTTGCCGGCCAATATCAGCAGGCTCCAGCTCCCCTGGGTGGGGGAATGGTAAAGGTGGATTGGTTCAAGACCTACACGGCAGCCGACGTCCCATCGAAATTCGAGATGACCTTTCAGAGCTGGGATACCGCAAACAAGCCTTCAGAACTGAGCGACTACAGTGTTTGCACGACCTGGGGCGTGAAGGAAAAGCACGCTTATCTGCTTCACGTCTTTCGCAAGCGTCTGGGCTATCCGGAATTGAAGCGCGCGGTGCGGGAACAGGCTGAGGCGTTTAGTGCAAAAACGATCCTGATTGAAGATAAGGCGTCTGGCACCCAACTCATCCAGGAACTCAGCAGTGAGGGCATGCACGCGGTCAAGAAGTATGTACCGACGATGGACAAGATTATGCGGATGCATTCGGTTACAGGCACGATTGAGAATGGTTTTGTTCACCTTCCAGACAAGGTGGCGTGGCTGCAGGAGTACTTGCACGAACTGGCTACGTTTCCGAAGGGCAAGTATGACGATCAAGCAGATTCGACGTCGCAGGCGCTGGATTGGTTCAAAAACGAATGTACGACTCGAGAATATGGGCTTTTCGAGTTTTACCGGCGAGAGAACGAGAGAATGGAGGCAGAAGACCCCCCAAAGCCTCAAATCATCACCCGGGGCGATGTCCTCAGGGGGCTTGATCGCTTTGGAAGGTTCTCCTTCGACGACTTCTGAGAGCCGGTTGCGACTCACCTCAAGGGGTTTTCAAGAGGCGCTCGCCGACAGTTGCAGGGACGTGATCGGGTTCCCGGTCCCGGCAGTTGGAACCGCCGTGCCATTCGAGTTCGCCTCCGGCGTGGATCCTACTCTAACCTCTGTTGTGGACCCAGTTTGATGGCAGGCCGTGCCGTTTCTCGTCAAACCGAACCTCAACAGAAGGGCCTTAGCACAGAAGATGCCAATGGAACAAACAGCTTTTGAGCTGGAGGCTGGGGACACGACACCTGTCCCAGATACGTCCCCAGGACATCTCCGTCGGTGGGCGTCTCCCCGAATCATGGTAGCCAATACCCCTTCCTCCCTCATTGCTCCCACAAGGGTCAGGGGCCTCCAGCGGCCGGCGGGCGTAGCTTCCCGCACCCATTCCCCACGGGGCGCGCGACCGTAGCGCCCCCTCATCTCCGTCACCTCGTCGCTTGCCTCGACAAATACCCAGTGCGGGGGATCGAGCTGCATTATCTGCTCCTCCCATTCCTTGCGCCGTCTCCGCTTCTCCGGCGTTTCCTGGTCCTGCGCGCGGAGGGATTCCATTTAGCGGCGGGCTCATCCGCGGGGGCAGTCGCCACGTATGCTGAATACTGAAGTGCACCCATCGGCTTTGATGCCTTGAAAAGGGCCCCTAAGAGAAGAAAACAGGGACCGGAGCAGGGAAGCTATTTCCCTGATAATTTCCTGTTACGAATTACAGGGAAGTGAGCAAAAAGGGGCTGAATTCGCGGCGACAATTGACAAGCAGGTTCGTCCGCAAGGACAGATTCCCTGTATTTTTCCCTGTTAAAGGCGGAGAAGGGTTCGCACATGACTGCATCCTCCGCCATGCACCGTTTGGCGCTTGGCTCCGCTAGTCCCCCTCTGTTTCATGGCTCCGCCAGCTTCTGCGCAATTCTTTAGTTAACACGCTCGCGGTTTCCGTGTACCTTGCCGCCGCGCGGGGCTGAGGTTTGCCAATCCCTCCGCTTGGTTTGGTGCTTTACGGAAGCGTTCGCAGTCAACACAAGCGCCGCGTGGGCAGAACGGGCTCGGGACTTCGTTAGGCGGTCACGGGACTAGAGCACTCATGCTTATCCGGTTGTTTCAGCAAGCCACAATATGTTGGGGTCAGTCTTGGCCGGGCGGCTTGGAACGGTCCGCCTGGTTCGCATCTCCTTATAGGTCGTGGACTTGTGCTTGGTCCC